CTGGATTCGGATGGGAATAGCGGTCTGGTTTTGCCAAGTTGGATGGGCGAGTTGGAGGTCGGCCGCACTGATATAGACGTTGATACGGCAGGTCTTGGGCACGTTCGGTGGTCCCACGAGTCGGTTGAGGACGCGCACTGAAATCTGACCCATAGAAATGCGGGTGAAGTCGTTGGCCTCCTCAAGACGTCCGTGGGGAACGTGGAGGTATTTGGTGAGTGAGTTGTAGTCACACTCGATTGTCCAGACGCGTTGGCCGGAGGTGAGCTCGACGGCGGCGCCTAGTTGGGATTGAGCGAGGTCCATTTCGCGTTCGATCGGAGCACGGTGGTAGCCATAGTGAAGACCGATCCAGATCTTGCCAGTGGTAAAGGCGTTGGTAACGAACTGAAAGGTGAAGCGGATCTTGCCGCGCCACTCTTTGAACATGCTCGAAAAGTAGCCGAGTTGGGAGATGTACTTGTTGTCTCCGAACTTCCAAATATCGATAACTTCGCCGTAGACGGTCATGGGCGCTTGCCAAAGCACCTTACCGCTCTGGTCGGAGTCGGTCCAGGAGAATTCGCCGAGGTCACCACCAAGTGGAGTGGGACGGCTGCACAACCATTTCAGGTCGGTGACGTCTTGGGTGGTGCCAAAAGTGTCCGGGAGTGGTAGCGTGAGTGAGCCAGGGTAGAGTGACAGACGCTCGAGTGGATTGAGCTGAACGGCGTTGTTGAGAAAACCCATTTGCTTGGGGATCACGTAGGCTGGAGTGACTGTAACGGCGGGGGCGTCCATCTTAGTTCCGCTGTGTTGAACAGCGTCGCCATGGACTTCCTCGGGCATGACTTTGTTGACAATAGCGCTGACTGCGCTAGCTGCGAGGAACGCTCCGGCCTGCTCAACTACACGAATGGGTGGCGGAGTAGGGGCTGGGTAAGTGGTCTTGCCACTGGGCATGATGAACCGGGCGTCGTCGAGGGCTGCGTAAACGGATAACGGGAGCTGGTCAGAAGCTCCGGCGGCACACTCGAGACGGTTATACACCATAAACTGTACCGACCCGAGGGAATTGTACGGGATGGACAGTGCGGAATCGTCAGAGAAGGTGATGAAGTCGCGGAAGTGAGCGAACGGGATGGTGAGCTCGACAGAGCTGGAAGCGGATGCATCGAGGAAGGCGCCATAGTGGTGCATGGCGTAGCGCTTGTCGTGGAAGGTCGAACAAATGCGCTCCATTTCGTAGGTGGCGTGCGGGATAAAATAAACCCAGAGAGTACCCGAATGGAAGGGGGTGCCCTCGAGGGATATGCGGATCTTGAGGTCGCCTCGGAAGTTGAGGAAGTACGCAAAGCCCACTTTAGCCATGGCAGCAACGATAAAATCGCGGGGCACGGTGAGGGGTCTTTCGGTGAGGGTGCGGGTCGCTTCATACGACGTTAGCCACACCAGGTTGCGAACGAAGGAATAGCGGCCAGTCATGTCCTTGATGGTCCAATTCTGGACACCAGCGGATATGTCCGAACTATCGGGCCCGTTGCGGCTGTTGTTGGCGACGACAGTGACGTCAACGTCGGTGATGGCAATGCCCTTAGTGGTAATGGCACGCGAGTCCTTGGCGTTGGAGGAAGGATGGACTTCTTCCTGGTTTCGGACTCCTTTAGCAGCGGGACGCGGATTGAGCGGAACGGCAGCAGACTGTTCGGCGACGACAGCCAAGGGCGGATAGTAATCAGAGTCGGTAGCCCAGATTTGTTGGGCTTCGAGCTCCTCGTCGGGCGGCATCTGGCGGTTCTTCGTGTAGTACTGGTCGAAGTACTCATACGAATGTAGCACGACGCGCATGCCGATCTTGTGGGCGGCCTTGAGAATGTCGTTGCGAACGGCCTTGAAGAAACCTTCGCCGTGGAAAAACGCAAACACGAGGGCTGTGTTACAGTTGACCTCGCATGCGGCGACTGGATCGGGAGACTCCTTGACGTAGTTGATGAGCTGGTAGATGGTCTGTTTGGCCATACATGCCCACCACTGCTGTCCGTGTGCGGTGTGAACGGACCGGAAGCTGTTCTTGAGGAAAGTGACCTCCTCGATGGACTTATAGGCCACAGCTCCAAGAATAGACTTGTCGGCGGCGGTGAACTCGATGCCATACTTGGCCAACTCCTTGCCAAACGTCACACAGTTGAAATACTTGACGATGGTGGGATGGACGGATACGACAATGTCGTCGCCGTAGTTCTTGTCCTTGATGGCACGGTCGAAAACGGCCAGCGACGCGTAGCGTTCGGCTTCGCGCTGCATAATCTCAAGGTACATGAGCTCGACGAGTTGGTGATTGCCGTCGGAGTTGATAAGGTCGGTGGCGGGATTACCGGACTTGTTTCCTCCGTGGATCGCGATGACGAGGTTGTTAGCGATCACGGGAGTGTGGATACACTCTTCGCAGATGACCATGCGAACGAGTCGGTCGTTGGGCGTCCAGGTGGAAGGGGCGTTCGGGAGGCCAGCTTGGTACCAGCGGTCAGCCTTGTCGAAGAAATGGTAGATGAGCTGGGCGTTCATGCTACCGTCCCACCGCGAATAGTCCCCATCAAACATGTGAGGGGAATTGTCGATAAGACGGTTGGCAAGGATAGTCCAGTCGATAGAATGTGGATCGATGCCGATAGCGGACCAGAAGTCCTCGTTGTGGGCGGAGCGGTAGGCGGCGACGAAGTCACCCATGTACATGCGGAAGAGCAGGGTAAACTCAATGGGCGGAAAGATGAAAATGCGAGGCTTCGCGATTTTCTCCTCCGGACGGAGTTCATCCTTGCAACAACCGCACCATGGGGAATCGCAGGTACCGTGTCCAGACTTGGCGCGTTCGAGTTTGCAAACGAAGGCTTCGTGGAGAGGATCACGCATGACGTAAACGGGTTCTAGTTCCGTTCCGACATTCAGGAAGAGGGCGTGTTTTCCTCGTTGGCCGGGGAGCACGTGGTTACGCCATTTCCAGCCGGGCGAGGTGTCCAAGTTAATCGGTGTGATGAACGGTGACAAACGAACGTCGCCGTTGATGGCGGTGTTCATATCCTGGACCTTGCAGGTGGGAAAGTCGCGAGTGACATATAGGATGCGCTCAAGCATGTGGTCGTTGACGATCTTGAGCGTCGTTTCCGGGAAGGGTTTGGGCTGACGGTATTTTTCGAGGCCGATGGCGAGAAGGCCACGTTCGAGGTCGAAGGCCGAGCGCATTTCGTTAGTTATGCGCTTATCGGTCAGGGACAGAATGGCGGGGGCGGTTGTGTGTGGACGAACTCGGTCGTAGAGCGGTGACTGGCGGATCTTAGTCTTGGTATTGGCGTGCATGGCCATGGTGCCGGGGACGCAACCGAAAAGTTCGATGCAGGGTGACTGAGGAACACCAACTTTGGAATTCTCGGGACGAGAATACTCAAAAGGCGGCTTCGAATCAAACGAGACGGGGAGGGCAGGATAGACTCCTCCTTGGCCCTTAAGTTGCTCAGGTGTCTCGTCAAAAGTGGCGAGCAACCTGTGCCAATCCTCTTGGGTGGCAATGCAGGCAAAACCAATACTGGAACTGTCAGAGAGAGCCCAGTGGTGTCCAACGATCTTGCGGTCGCAGCCCGGCTGGTGGCTAACGAGAACGCCGCCGCACCATCCCTCGTGCGAAACTACAGAGTAGTTCCAACAACGAGCGACTTCCTTAACCTCACCCTCACGATTGACTGTGCGGGTGGATTTGGCCAAGGTGGCGGTGACGTAGGCAGTGTTAATGCCGATGCGGGTAGCAACGACGAGTGCTGCGGGGAAAACGGGAAGCAGACGAATGTCTTCCTCCTTGATGTACTGATGGACGATGGTACGGGCACAAGGAATGCGTTTGGTCGTATCCTTGTACAGGGTGATGTCCGTATGTCCGTCGGTGACGAGGCGGGCGACGTTCTTGTGGGAGAACGGGAAGGCGTATTGTTGGGCGCCGACGGTGAAGGTGAGTTCTGTCCCATCGGTGATCATCTTGCCGCCTCGTATCCAAAAATGGTACGGGACGACAAGGAAATGCTCGGTCAGGGGAGTAGCGCTGATATACCATTTCATGGTATCACCAGACGGCTCCACCCAATTGTAGGACAGGGTGCCGACTTTGCCGTAAAGGTTCTCCTGGATGGTCTGAGCTTGCTTGTCACCAGAGGCCTGCGCTTGCAGGGCGATGGGTGACTGGTAATTTGTCTCAATCATGAGACGGCCGTTGACGCTTTCGAGGCGCGTGAGTTTGTGAGTGACGGTGGCAAGATAAACGGGTGAGTTGCGAAGAGCGCTGTGCAAAACAGCCGCGAACTCCTTCAGAGCGATGATTTTGTCCGGTCCGTTAATTAGACGGAGGTACTGGACCAGAGCTCCACGATAGGGTTCGTAGTTGTCAAGCAGGAGCGATGCAATGTCCTTGTCCACGCCGGCGTCGAGTAGGGCCTTTTCGGTGACAAGACGGTCGTATTCGTCGCCCATTTCGAGTCCAGTGACTATCATGTCCTGGATGGCGACGTCCAAGGCCTGTTCCTTTACAGGATCAGACTTGGAGCAGCGGGCAGCGATGGCTTTGCGGGTTTTGGTGAGGGCGGTATCGAGGGTCGCGGCGTTGGAAAGGTCGGCGACAATGTCGGTGACTCCAGGTATGCGGCGGTCGGTAACTGGGGCGACGAGCTTTTCTTCAAGCTCCTTTGCTTCGCCGGCTATAGCGTCGATTAGTTCGACGAAGGCGTTGGTAGCCTTCTTGGAATGGCCGCGCTTAACGCAGACTTCACGGATGCGATCCTCAGATAGTTCGCTGAGGAATTCGGCCTGGACGGCAATTTCTTGCAGACGCGTAGCAACCGTCTCGCGAGGGCGAAGCGGATTGCGTCGAGCAGACTTGACGTCGTTGGACTTGGAGTAACCGCGCATTTGGAGCGAAAGCTTATCCGGTTTGGCGGGACCGAAAATCCAGGAGAAGGCGAGGCGAATAATGCCCCACGCAGCCACCGCACCAGCAACTGTACTCGCGATGATGAAAAACTTGCGAGCCCAAGGGTGAGCGGTGAACCAGTCGCGACGGACTTTTTCGGCCTTGTCAAGGCGGGTTCGGAGGGAATCGTTGGCCATAACTTCAGGGGCCAAATTGTAAAGCAGTTTGATGGTATCTTTCTGCTGTTCGGTGGCGGTTTCGAGGAAGTGAACCAAAAAGCACGGCCCGTGCACACGGATACTCTCCTCAATACACGCTTCGATGTACGTGGGAGAACGTTTATCGAAGCGTTGAGGAGCAGCCATACGGAGACGGACGAGGTGCTCAAAGATCTTCCGGGCGAACACCTTGAGCAAACGGGGCTTACGCTGGAAAACGAGAGCCAGGGCGCGAAGAATGGGCCAGGACAGTGGGTCAGTGGAGGGGATTTCGTAAGACGGACCAGAAGCAATCTGGTCGTGGATGGCGACCATGAGCGGACTGGCCATTGGCGGGAGGCCTTCACAGGCGACGCAACGCGGAAAAACACACCGACAGGAGCCGAGACCTATTACGGTTTGGAACTTGTGGTACTTTTGTCGCATGGTCGGGGTAACGACGGGGCCAAGAACTCGGTCAATCTTGAGCATCCGCGCAGAAGTGCGGATTTGCTTGTCGACATCGAGACCAGGGTTGTTGCAGAAGCGACGGAGCTGGCGTTCAACCGCAGCGGACCCAGCGATAATCATATCCTCGGTACGATGTTTGGAAAAACCGTCGAGGAGGGTGACGAGGTTGGAAGTCTCTTCACCAGAATTTTCGTTGAGGCGTTGCGGGTTATTGGG